CGTCGACGGAGTTGGGGCGTCCAGAACGCTTCAAGTGATCTCTGTCGGCAACTGGCAAGTCGCCGCGCTTAAGAAAACTCTTGAGTAGAGCACCAGAGCCATCCAGTTCATTAACCGGAGGCTTTGCAACCAGGAAGGCACCCTTGACAAGGGGAGCCTGGAGGAAGGGATCAGTCGACTGGGTTTCATAACCCAGGAAACTGAAACGGCCCAAAATCGGAGAGCTCTTGGCGACACGAGGAAACGGAATAATCCGTTTAATCATATCGTCAAGCAAAGCCGCTGTTTTCCAAAGACCCAGCTCATAGAGCTGGTTCCGAAGGGAAACAGTTGAGGCAAGCTCTTCAGCGTCCTTTCGTTGTGTTGGGAAATTATTACGAACACGAGCTGGAGTAATATCCCGCCCGTTGTAATAATCCTTTCCGCAAGACTCCCTGAACTTTCCAGTCCAGTAAGACTTGCTAGCATTTACTTTCAGCCCGTAGGCTTCGAGTTCGCTAACAACGAGTTCCGCATAGTCCACTGGGACGACAATGTCGTCCCCGTAGACGCGTACCCTGCCAAGAAAACTTTTGATCGCTTTCTTGGTGAGTGGGGTTTTGAGCCCTTTCTGGATTCCCAGGAAGACGATCGTCGTGAAGACGAGCGCTTCCATAGGAAAGCAGAGGGCTGAACCCATAGACGCAAACTTGGCGAGGCGGATTTCACCTCGGTCAAGCACACCAGCAACTCGGCTGCGTGTGGCGTCGACAGCCTCAAACAAATGAGGATGCCGAGCCAACATGCGACGTACAAGCTGGTTGGAAACACGATCGGATGCTTCACTAAGATCTAGTGTAGCGAGGCTCCCATAAAGAGAGCCTTCATGAGCCAAACGCTGATTAGGCGTCTGGTCATAGAATCCGATAAGGGTTCGAGGGATGTCAAGTTCCTCTACTCCTTCGTACAAAAGCTCGCGAATCCCCTGTTGCATGTATTGCATGCAGGTGGGTTCCTGAGCGATAATACGTGGTGTTTTCGGCGTTTTAGGAACAAGAGTCACCTTTACTGGCAACTCTTCTCCAGGTTCGCGGATAACAACGTCGGCCAACTCATCATAAAAGTTGTAGTTTGGAACGAGGTAATCCCAGTGAGGGAATACTTTGTCCAAACGCCGGGTCCACTCACGCTGGTTAAACTTCTGGTTACCCACAAGTTTATCAGCGGTGTTACCCGGGCCGTGCTTCGGAAGAAGCTCGTCTCTGTAGATCGAGAGATCTACATTAGAGAAAAGCTCTGCCCAAAGCAGAGAACTGACTCTACTAAATTCATCCAACATAGTTGGAGTGAATTTAGATTCAGCTTCCCGAAGATCCGTCTCACACTGGAAGAACTGATCAACAGCTGCCTTCTTACGGGCATCTGAACACTCGAGTGCAATTTTACCGAAAGCCATAGTAATCTGGCGAACGGCGAAAACTGCGTCGAGGTTCGGTTCTTCCAGCAAGACACCACTCTTGGCATCGAAGATAAGCTCAAGGAAACCTCCGAGAAATCGGGGGAGACCGCCTTTTCGCCGGAAACCGGCAAATTGGTCGTGAGCGACGAAGGATTGGTCCAAGGCCCTTTGGAGGTCTGAACCAAACTTCGGCAGGACAATCGTTATGTACGATTGTCCCTCATCTTCAACACGATCCGCGATGGTTTTCCAATCGCGGATGGTACTTACGTGACACCACTCGCCCAATTCTTGGACGAGCTGCTGCAGAAACAGCATCTGGCTTTTCATAGTCTGCCCCTTTCTGGGCTAGATTATCCATAGCCATGACGCTATGCTCCTGGAGTCAGTGACGGCTTGAACGTGTAATGCTCGACCTGAAGGTGTTGTTTAGGAAAACGACACCAACAGTAAACATTCCAACGAAGCCGCCGCTGATAGCTCCAATCATGAACGAAAGTACGTCCATGACCTCAGTGTTCACCGTTCAGAATCTGAACGAGGAACGCAGGCGTTGCAAGGTCCGTGAGGGCCTTAGCAATCTCGGCGGCCTGAGCCACCGAGTAGGTAACACCCTTAGGTCGGTTGAACTGAAGTGCAACCGACATGTTCTCAAGGGTGCTGCGTCCAGCCTGCAGGGGGTCGGAGACCACCTTTTCGTGATCGAGGCGCACGCGGTTCTGCACTCGGGTCCCTTCGGACCGAGTAACAGTAAGCGTGATCCCTGCATCACTGTTCGAGAACGAACCAGTGATGAGATCCGAGCCGGTACGGGGAACCGTAACGGCAGTAGAGGATCCGATCTTGATGGACTGAGTATCGGCAAGAGCCATGGCACTGTTTCCTTTGTGATCGTGTGGTACCTTTACCACACATTTCAGAGAACCAGAAGTCCTGGTTCGCTGGGCGTGATCAAGCGAGTAATCAACTTACTCGTTACGCTTGATCCGTTTGGCGCCGCTCCTTGTCATTCCAAGAGCAGCAAGAATTCGCCACTGAGAGTCGCTTAGACTCTCGAGATCGACGCCAAAACCATAAGGTGTTGCTCTAACCCGGTCCTTTGTGGTCCGAGTATAGAGGGAAGTAATATTCCCGTTCAATCCAGAGTAGAACTTAACGTCCTCCTGGATATGTAGGCGTCTCACAACGGTTTCCCGCATGAGATAGCCATAACGCAACACAAGCTTATCGCTGGAGAAAGCGACAGCGTTACCAGTGATGGTACCGATGTCAACCCACCAGTCGATAAGCCAACTCCATGGGGCAAGCTGCCAGAGGGTCTCCGGAGTAATCCGGGAACCAAGAACTTGATTTGCAAGTTCCTCGTAACGTGACATACGTGAACGCGCATCATCTGCGCCGTCCAAGTAGTACGTATACGCTCCGCTAAACCAATACCTCTCGAAAGAGGTAGTGGTAACAGTATGCCTCGAATCCGTGTTACCCTTATAGTAAAGGTCGGTGAAGTTGGGATTACCGTCGCCAATGAAATAAAAGTTGGCTCGGGTTCCTACAACATCTGTCTTTACAGAAGGGTCACGTGGTTCGAAATAGTACTTCCTACGGACAATACGTCCAGAGTCCCGGTCATACTGAGCGATTATCTTCTTGCTGTCTTTGACAGCTCGAATAATCTTCAGCACGTCACTAATGAAGGGTTTCCAGCCGAACTCCACATTTAGATACTGCCCTCCGGTTTCCCGGAAGAGCTGTGTCTTTGAGGAGAAGGCTGACTTCTTCAAGAAGATCGTCGGCAAGTCTTTCAACTCACCGATGAACTGGGCGTAGGAAGCATGGGGTTTGGTTGGAATGGTAGCGTTAATAGCCTGTGACCCGTAATAACCGACGTTAACGTCAGAAATTGCAGGCATAGAACTAAATTCGCTGCCAGTATAACCAATAACGAGAGGACCCTGATAAAAGACTTCAGGGTATGACGCACTAGGCGGTACTCTAAGAGTAACGTTCTTGTGCGACAACTTTGCCTCTTGTTTGACAAGGCTAAATTCGTGACCAGTGTCTGTGAAGTCACCGGTCGACGTACGAGCGTAATCCTTAGCAGAAGCTAGGATTTCGTCGTTCGTCTGAACTGCCTTCTCTCCCTTACCAGTGCGATATGATCGCACGGTACTAGTAAGTGGCGCCTCATACGTAAAGGACTGAACGCCCCCCCAAGGTCGTTCCAGGTAAGAACCTGGAAGACTGAGAGGACGTTCGTCTTTTGATGTATAATAGCCACCCATGGGGTTCCAATGGTTGTTGATGGATAAAATGGATTCAGTGGTGCACTGCATTCTGGATCCGTATTGGGTAACATGCTTACCTAATGAAAGGCGAAGCTACTGCAAAGGCACATAAGTACCGAGGGGGCCCAATGGGC